TCACCAATAGCGTGACACAGATCGATGATGGCAAGCGAGCAACAGCGGTCAGGAAACTATTAATGGTTGTATTGGACGAAAGCCGTTATGAGCGCGACACAGGCGACCGTTTCACGTGGAACCTTGTCTCAAGATATAGGGCGCTGACGCTGGGCGCCACAGATCAAAACAAATACACCAGCCAAGTCGAGCGCGAAGGAACCCTGCAGGCCGTAGACGTTCCAGGCATCAGGGGGAAAACATTTGATGAAATCCCGTTCACTTTCATCAACACCACCGATCTCGCTGCAGAGCCAGGGCAAGTCCCGCTGATCAACCTGGCCAATATTGCGCTGGCTATTTACCGGGGCGAAGCCGATCACCGCAGCGCGTTATTTATGTCAGGGCAAGACACCCTTGTGATTACCGGCTATGACATAAGCTCGGGCGGTGAGGATCAGAATCCAAGCGCAGATTCAAAACCGATAATTGGCTCCGGGGCCTATATCAATCTGCCAGATCCAGACGCCGACGCCAAATTCATCGGGCCAGAATCCCAGGCATTGTCAGAGCAGCGCACCAGCCTGGAGAACGATTACACCCGAGCAGGCGAAGAAGGGGTCAAGCTATTATCCTCCGGGGCCGGTACAGAAGCCGCAGAAACCCTCAAAATCAGAGTCGCAGCCAGGACGGCAACCTTACAAACAATCGCCATGACCGGGGCAGCCGGATTGACCAATGCGCTACGCCAGGCCGCTATTGCCGTGGGCGCCGACCCGGATGAAGTAAAAGTCGAGCCAAATCTGGACTTTTTGAATGAGCAACAGAACCCAGCCGATCTGGTCGCGCTTTCTAACGCGAAGCGATCCGGCATGCCACTATCCTGGAAATCAGCCCATAATTGGCTCCGCAAAAAGGACTACACAGAGATGACGTTCGAAGACGAGCTCGAGCAGATCGGTGAGGAAGACAGCATGGATCAATTCAACCAGGATGATGCATTCGAGCCAGGGCAGCCAGGCGGCCAAACCGACCAAACCGACCAAACCGGCCAAGCATCCCAATAACAACCCAATAGCAATCCAACAAGAATGGCTGCAAACGACGAAATCAGAGATCAGATGCTGGCTCACCAAGTCCAGCTGATCCGCTTTGGCAAGGGACTATCGGCCAGAATTAAGCGCCTCCTAAACCGGGCAGAGCCGGAGCTCCGCCAGATGATACGCGCCAGACTTGACAGAATAGCGCACCTCGGCTGGGATCCAGGCCCAGCCACCACCCGGCGAATGGTCAAGACCGCGAAGATGATCGCCGCAGTAAACAAGCCCACCTTCCAGGAGATAAACCGCCTGGTTACCCGAGAATTGCTCACCCTATCCGCAGGCGAGACCCAATTTGTGGCCGGTCTAATCACCAGCAGCCTGCCCGTCATATTCGAGCCAACCCTGCCCACGGGCCGGGATTTGAGGCGAATCGTTACCGCCAGGCCATTTAATAACCGGCTGTTAAGAGATTGGATGAAATCGTATGAAGTAGGCGATCGCAGGCGCATGATGGACGAGATCCGCCAGGGCCTGGTGTTTAGCGAGACACCCACACAGATCGGGCGGCGGATATTCGGCACCACAGCGCTGCGCGGCGTAGACGGCGTCCGGGAGATAAGCCGACGCGGTGCACAGACCCTCGCGCAGACCGCAACGTCATCGATTACCAACGCAGCCAGACAAACCATGTATCTCAGAAACCGCAAGATTATCCCACGGGAGCAATATGTGGCCACCCTTGACTCCCGGACAACGCCAGTATGCAGGAGCCTCGATGGGGACGTATTCAACGTCGGGAAAGGGCCAATCCCACCGATTCATATCAATTGCAGATCGCTCCGCGTACCAATAATCAACGGCAGGAAGCTAGGATCCAGGCCCGCCGTGGCAGCCAGAAGGGACGAATTAGCAGGATTGAAAGGGCCACAGCGCAGGAGCGCCATCGCCAAACTGGTCGGACAGGAGCCAGCAGCAACGACTTACCAGCAATGGCTGGGCAGGCAAAATGTCGGCTTTCAGAACGATGTGCTGGGCACTACCAGGGGCAAATTATTTAGAGCCGGTGAATTAGATTTAAAGGGATTTGTCGATAATTCAGGAAAGCAATTCACCCTCCGCGAACTCTATGATCAGGATCCAGGAACATTCCAGAGGGCCAAAATACCAGCACCCAGGAAAAAAGGCGCACCGTCTCCGAGGCTGTAAATTTTGAATATTTGCAAAACGGCGTTATTATCCGACTGATTAATCAAGCAAGCTCACTGTGAGAGGGGCAAAAACGATGCCATTAGAATTACAATACACCGAACAAACAAAAATCCCAGAGGCCCTGCGCGAATATTACGTCGAGAATGATGGCGTTTTTATGCTCGATGCACCAGGCCTCAAAACTCAAACCGATTTCGACAATTATGCCGACGCATTAAAAAAGCGTTTCGCAGACGCAAGCGCTGATTTTTCAAAGCGTAACAGCGCCGGTTTAAGTCGTGATGACGTCGTCGAAATTATGGAGGGAGCGCTGAAAAAATTCACGCCACAAAATAATAATAATAACAGTGGTCAAGGGGACAATAACGGGAACCAGGGCGATGGGGAAGTATCCGCGCGACTCCACGATCTGGAGCGGAATCTCGCATCAGTCTCCGAGGAATTATCAACAGCGAAGCAGGAACGGGACGACGCAATCGGAAACAGGCAGCAAACCAGTATCCGAAATCAGCTAACTCAGGCCGTCATAAAATCCGGTGTGATACCGGATGGCGTCGGCAATTTGGTTACCTTGGTGGAATCCAACTTTGAAGAAGCACAAGATGGCAGCGTCGTCACGAAATTAGAAGCCGGTAAAGGAGTGAGTCCAAACCAGAACCCAGCAGACTATCTCGCAAGCCTAGCCAGGCAGAAAGAGTTTAGGATGTATTGGCCACCTTCCCAGGGCGCTGGGGCAGATGGCTCGGGCGGCGGTGCCGGTGGCGCGGGGGATTCTGGCAGCGGAAACCCCTGGTCAAAAGCGGGATGGAATATGACCGCTCAATCAAAAATGTATAGCAGCAATAAAGCCGAAGCCGAAACAATGATGAAGGTCGCAGGCGTGGCACTTGGCGCAATAGCGCCGGTGCGGTAGACTACAAAAGTCAAACACCCATTTGTGGGACAATTTGCCATCCGTGAGGGGCGGCCTTTTAAAGGAGAGAACTCATGGCAGAAGTAAGAGTGAGCGACGTTGTCGTCCCGGCAGTTTTTGCGCCGTATGTAATGACGATGACCGAGCAGAAAACAGCATTGGTTGATTCCGGTGTTGTTACCAGGGACGCAGCCCTCGACGGATTTCTCGCAGGCGGCGGCACTACATTTAATTCGCCAAGCTGGCGCGACACCGACGATGATTCCAATATCCTCGCCGATCGTGTATCAAGCGACAACCCAGCCACCATCGCAGTCCCAGCCAATATCCAAACCAACCAGGAAGTCAGCACCCGGTTATCCCGTAACCAATCGTGGAAAAGCATGGATCTAGCGGCAGCCTTGGCAGGTAACGATCCCAGCGGTGCCATTGCCGCTCGCGTAGCCGCTTATTGGCGCCGTCGTTTGCAGGCCGTATTTGTGGCCACATGGACGGGCATCTTTGCCGATAACGCCCAGGTCGCACCCAACGATGATCCACGCCCGACCGTCACCAATAACGCCGCCCAGGACGACTTATCAGTCGACATTTCCGGGGCGTTTGTACCAGGCGTGACCGATTTCTCAGCGGAGGCATTCATTGATGCCATCACCACCGCCGGGGATTCAGCGGGCGATTTTGTAGCCGTTATGATGCATTCGATCGTTTTCTCGAAAGCACAGAAAAACAATCTGATCGATTTTATACCAGATTCGATCAATGCAGCCGCAGCCAATATCCCGACCTTCCTCGGGCGGCGCGTGATTGTTGACGACTCTATGCCCAATGCAGCCGGTAATTTTGACACATGGATATTCGGCGCAGGCGCATCCCGCTGGGGCGTAGGCAATCCCAAAGTGCCAGCAGAAGTCGATCGCGTACCAGGCCAGGGCAACGGCGGCGGCGGTGAGGAATTATTCTCCCGCATCGAATGGGCCATGCACCCAGCCGGGCATCGGTTCCTCGGGGCCGTAGTCGCTAACGCAGACGGTGGCCCAACCAACGTCGAGATCGTTGATGGCGTCAACAATTGGGCTCGGACATTCCCTGAACGCAAGCAGATCAAAGCAGCACGACTTGTAACCACGGAATTCTAATCCTAGAATCGGAGGGAGGCCTCACCGGAGGCCTCCTGACTTTCCAATAACAGGAGCACCCGATCATGCCAAAGAATAAAGAAACCACAGCAACCACCGGAGCCGATGACAATGGCCAGGAACAAACCGAAGAAAAAGGGGAAGCCTCGACCGATGCCGAGGTAATAAAGCTCGATAATGATTTGGATGATTTAGAAAATGATCTAGACCAGGATCCAGATAATCCTGAAAATCCTGAAATTCCTCCAGACGCCGCAGCATCCGCCATCGGATCAACAGCCGGAGGCACAAAAGCCAACGCGCAAAAGGCCAAAAAGGCCGCTGATACCAAACGACGGAATCAGGCCATTAAGAATTATCCCGAGCAGCCAGGCCCCACCAAAAAGGAAGTCGCAGAGCAGGAGCGCAAAGAAGCAATCCAGGCCGAATTGGTGGAATTGCAAGATGTTGAGGCTGAGCACACCGCAGCCATTGAAGAAATCAAGAAGCAAAAATGCGCCTTGATGGCCAAGCTATACCCGCATATGACCAAAAGCGATCGCCATGCCGTCGCTGTACGCGGATACATAGCGAGCCAGAAGAAAATCAGGGCCGCCAGGGCAACAGATCCTGCCCGGTTTGCCGCCATGCTCAAGCAAGCAGGCAAGGCACCCATTGACGCCGCATTCAACGTTCAGCGAGCCAGGGGCGCCGGTAGACCTAATCCCGGTCAGGTAGCAGCAAAGCCAGCTACAGAAGCCCAGGAATAAGGCCATGGCAACGCCTATGGGGCCACGCTCTAACCGGGCGAGAGCCTGGCATGCACGTGAGCGCAGACGGAACAAGCAAAATCAGAAAGATTATGATATTGCGGGATTTGTTGCGCCAGGCGGTACGCCGTTTGATTTCGGCGCCGTCGCTGCAGGCGGCTCATCAGCGAACGCGCTCACCCTCCCAGCGGATATCGATATAGCCCTCCAGATCAATGCAGCCACAGCCGCAGGCCAGCTTGGCGTTCTTGATGTAACCAGCGCCATCACATATTTGTCAGCAGAGGCGGGCATATCAGGCGGTAGGATTAACATCCGGCATCGGTTCAGAGAACCCCACCAGATACGAATTACCCGAGCCGCAGGCGCACCCGCTGGCGCAGTATTGGTCTTTTTCAGAGGGCCAAAAAGCCAACTGGTGCAAATAGGCCAGGCCACCTTTACATAACAGGCAAGGGCAATGTTCGGAGATAAAGACCCACAAGCAGGCGGTGGCATATCAGGCCTTGGGACTTGGCGGTTCAGAACCGAGATCGTCGCACCGCCCGCCTCCGGGCAAATCCGGTTTAATAACGCCGACCCAGCGCTGGCCACGCTTATGTGGATCCATGAGACCAGCACCAGCGGCACCGATATGGCCAACTTCCTGAATTTGGTATCAAGCGGTGACGTTTTTTATATCCAGGACAAAACAGAATCCAGCCGATTTATTGTCGTCCAGGTATCAAGCAATACCGACAGCGGGACTTATCGCACCTTTGGCATCAGCCAGATCGTCGTCGAGGGCACCGCCATGGGCCAGAATACGCAGGTGGCGCTAGTCATATCCGGCGAAGGATTTGTAAACGCCGCCGCAACCTATCTGCGCCTTGACGCGACCAATGGGCCATTGACCGGGCCACTGGTTAGCCAGCAAATATCGCCAGACACCGACCAAACCAGAGATTTAGGCACAACGACAAACAAATTCGGTCGGGCATTTGCCGGGATAGGCGTCTTCGCAAAAGGCAACGTTAACACCGCCGTCACCTTCCCATCCAACGCAAACCACGGGGGATTAATCGCAGGCACTATCGTCGGCGCAGGCGGCACAGAACAAATGATTCTGAACAACGCCACCTATCCAGCGATTGCCTGCATTGGTAATGTAAAGGCACCCGTCGGCGGCAACGCATCGCTTGAGGCGACACGCGGCGGCGCAATTGCAATGGGGTCGGCGTTTGCCTATAACTCAGGCACATCGAATCCAATCAGCCGGTTATTCATCGTTTGCAGCCGGTTATGCATACGGGAACGGTCTATCATATTTACAAGCGAACAATTCGGCGTCAATCGCCATAGGCTATGCAAACGGACGATCCACATCCGTCGGTGCTGTTGCCAGATTAAGATCACGCGGCAACGGATCCTTTGCCGCAGGATTCGTGCGTACATTTTCAGGATCCGGTTCAGCCCTTATTGATGCATCAGGGAATGGATCATTTTGTCAGGGGTATATTAGAACCACTAGCGCCAGCAATGGCACCATCGAGGCCACTGGCGAGGGATCATTCGCGCAGGGATCCGCGAGATCAGGCGTCGGTGGTGCAGGATTAATTCAGGCCACAGCCACTGGATCACTTGCCGTCGGCTTTGCAACGGCGGGGCAGACTATCGCAGCCACAGCATCAAATGTCGGGCCAGGTACTAACGCGCTGGCTGATTCATTTCAGGTCGGTGGCGCAGGCCTCCGGTTTAAAGGGACAGCAGGCGCACCAGGCGCACCACAAAATGGCGACTTTTGGATTAGCGGCGCATTCGTCTATGTCCGATCAAACGGAACATCAATCCAGTTTGCAGGCCCAGGGCCACTGACTAACTAAACGAGGGGAAGACAATGACACCGATGGCCGACTTTTTAAAAACGATGGCGACAAAGATGATCGCCAATCCATCGATGACCAAGGTGCAAGCCACAGACGAGTTGCAACTGGCTACAAACGGCGTGAAAAATGTTGATGGCAACGCCTGGTTCGATGAGATCGCTATTTTCTATGAATCGCTGGGCACGATTAACAACCCAACCTTCGGCGCCTGGCGGGCATCGATCGTCACAGATGGCGAAGCAAAATCATGGGCACTAATTGATGCAACCGCCCAGGCATTGAATGCCATATTGCCACTGGCTGAAATTGGCCTCGCATTACGCGTTAAAAATATACAAGACCGGCTGCAGGCTACAAAAGACGACATCATTGTGGTGCGGGCCTTCCGGGACGCGCAGACAGACCCTGCCGTGGTTAAGGCGTTAAATATAGGGATCCAGGAATTAATCGCAAAGCGTAACGGCCTGGAACAGCGAGTGAGCGCAAACCAATGAAAAAGATTCATTGCATCGCAGGCATTCCGAGATCAGGATCAACGCTCCTATGCAACATCCTAAATCAGAACCCGGCATTTTACGCGAGCGATACCAGCCCAATCCCTGACATCCTGGGAACGCTAACGCAGCGCGTCACCGGCAGCGCAGAGATCCAAGGCCTGCTCAATATGGATTCAGAAGCAGCACAGGAACGAATCCGCTCAATGTTCCGGTCGATGATCAAAGCGTGGTATTCAGACACCGATCAAATCGTATTCGACAAATCCAGAGGCTGGGCGTTTTTCGGATTGCTGATGGCGGATTTATTTCCCAGCGCGAAATTCATTGTCACCGTTAGAGACTTGCGGGAGGTATTCGCATCGATAGAAAAGCAGCACCGGAAAACGCCATTCTTTGATGCCGCAGACGGGCCAGGACAGAAAACGATATTCAGCCGGGCAGATTTGATGATGGCACCCGAAGGACTAATCGGCGCCGCAGCCACAGGTTTAATCGATTTGATGAGCAGAATGCCCGAGCGAGTGCATGCGGTATCGTATGAGGCGCTAACCAGGAACCCAGCCCATGAACTCGCTGGAATATATGAATTCCTAGAATTGCCACCTTTTAAGCATGAATTCGAAAATGTGGCTAATGTTTCCCAGGAACCCGATCATTTGTATCATGGGAAATTCCCGCATATCGGGGCCGGTAAAGTAACACCCAGCAAGCGTGGCGCTTGGCGTGAATATCTAAATCAGGATCTGGGGGAATTAATATTTGGGCGATACCCGCAATATAACCAGGCATTCGGATATCAATAATCATGGCCAATGAATTAAATTTTGCATTCGACCCAGGGCTCACGCTTGAGGCGTCTATTTTTGCTAATAATTGGACACAGCAAGGGGCCAACATAGCCATGGTCGAGACCGGCGCAGGCACCGGCCTTTATGTCGGCAGCGTACCAGCAGCGCCAGCAATAGCCGACGGGGAATATCAGGTATTATTTACAGACACCATCGGCCCACCCGTAGACAAGGTCGTCGGCAGGGGCCTGCTCAATTGGGCGGCACTATCCGAAGACAGACGCGCCGTCCATAGCGTAACCGCCTATGCCGATGGGGTATGGGTCGACACCCAGGGCGGCGGCAGCCCAGGCACCGTGATCGGTGTTAACGGAACACAAGCCAAGCCATGCAGTGTAATGGCCGATGCCATCGCAATTGCAGCAGCGCTTGGAATAAGTAACTTTAAATTGCATGGGCCGGTAACACTCCCATCAGCAATGCCTCACAATATATTCACCGCCATCGCAGGCGGCACTACCCTTGATCCCGCAGGCTTTGACATCGGCGGCTCAATCCTAAACCGGGTCGGCCTAACCGGCAATCTGGGCATCAGCGGGGATATTTTCGGATTCCAAACCTCCCTTATTGGAGCAATATCAGGTATTACCGGTGTATTGGTAGACCCCGGGTTATCCGGCACCATCTCCGTGGGAGCCGGTACACTCACCATCGCAAGCGGTGCATCGATCGTGCCGGGGATCCTAACGCCGATTATTGATCTAAACGGCGTGGGCAGTTTGAACCTCCGCAACTATTCCGGCGGTATAGAAATCCGGGGATCCACAGCGGCAGGCCAGAATTCGAGCGTTGAAGTCGTCCAGGGCCAGGTGTTGCTTGACGCCTCAAACACCGCAGGCACTATCGCGGTCAGAGGCTGGCCGGGGCCATTTACAGACAATTCAGCCGGGGCAACGATTAACACCCAGGGCCTCGGGGCCAACGTGCTCCTGGCTACGCTCACCGCCTCGGGCAATACCGTTGACGCCGAACTATCGTCCATGTTGGCGCTCCGTAGCTTCATCGAGGGCGGCAGAGATCTAGACTTTGCCGGCAACGATGCGCTCGGCTGGCAGCGCATCGAGCGCGACATTGCAGGAGCGATCCTGCGCCGCTATAACTTATTCGATGAGGCAGGCGCCAGGATCAATGAGACCGTCGCCAGCTTTATCAACCGGGGCGGCATGATATCGGCGGAGGTAGCCATATAATGAGCGCCATCATGGGCGGGCCAATTCCCAACAGCCTCGGCGCAGGCGGCGCAAGCCTGGATTTCTTCACCCATGGCTCGGTCGCATTCACGCGGGGCGTTTTAATCATTACGCGCCAGCAAATATGCGTCAACGGCGAATTGGTAACGATAACGCAAATGAGCGCCAGAATGGATGCACAAAAGGCATTGACAGGTGGCTTTATAGACAGGATCCCGCTTGTGGGAGAAACTATCACCATCAAGACACAAACCGGCTCGATTGTAACGATTAAGCAAATCACCGGAATTATAGAGGAATGCAACTGATGCCATTAGAAGCGAAAGTCGGAGATTCACCCCTCTATTTTTCAGGCGACGCATTGCTGCTGCAGCTAACGATCCTCAACGGCGACAGCGTAGGATCACCACCGCTCGACCTAACACCATTCACGCAGATTACATGGGTATTAGCAGGGAAGCAGGGGCAGACGCCGATCGTCACAAAGACGCTGGGCTCCGGCGTCACCGTTGTTAATGCAGCCAGCGGACGGGTCGATGTCCAGATTAACAACGCAGACACCGCCACGCTCAAGGGGACGAAGTATCACGAAGTGCAAGTCGAGCCAGGGCCGAATACGGTATTATTCGGAGAATTCATTATCCAGGCAGACTCAGCCACACCGTAGGAGGCAGCATGGCATTAATTAAGGAAGACGGCACCATCGTGGCAAGCGCCAATGCATACGCCAACGAAGCCGACTCAGTAGCCTATATGACCAACCTTGGGCGCCAGGCATGGATCGACGCCACCACCGAAGTCCGGGAGGCCGCGCTGGTTCGGGCCACCGCCTATATCGAATCCCGCTGGGCATTGAAATTTAAAGGCAGCCAGATCGGCGACGTCCAGACCCTATCATGGCCGCGCAACGATACCCATTATCCGAGAACCGGCAATCCCTTTGCTATTGACGCCGTCCCGGTCGATATTTTAAACGCCTCCATCCTATACGCCGCACAGATAATCGGGCCGGAGGGGGATGATTTGGCGTCGATGACCAGCCTCGAGATCACCCCGGAACTTGACGGCACCGGGCGCACTATCAAAAGCAAGCGCGAAAAGGTCGATGTGCTCGAGGAAGAAACCGTCTATGCGGACGGGTCATCGCTGCGGACGATTCAGCCCATCCCGGAAGCCGACCGGCTTATTAGACCATGGCTTATCAATGGCGGCGTTTCAGGATTAACAGCGAGAATCTAGCATGGCCCTCCAGGACACAGCGCTGCGGCTCATTAAGAAATTCGGGGACAACCGCCCGCTTGTGCTCAAGCAACCGAGCACCACGCCAGCGGATCCAAGTAAGCCCTGGGCAGTTGACCCAGCCGCCACCAGCAACGACAAATCGGTGCCAGGCGTCATCGTGCCAATATCCAGGAGCCTCATAAACGGAACATCCATCCGGGAGGGCGATGAGACCGCGTTGATCGCGGGCCTTTCATTGGGCAGCACAATCCCAACCACCGCTGACCGGATCCTTGATGAGAATATCGAAAAAAATGTGATCGCGGTCACGCGCATTAAGCCAGGGAAGACAGACTTTCTCTGGAAACTCCAGCTGAGAGCACCCTGATGGCCAGACGCCCATACAACGCCAGGGAGATTACCGTCGACATGGAGCGCGTGTTGCTTGACGACTTCGGGGAAACAGCATTCGCCATCCTTCGTAATTTGATATTTGCCAGCCCGGTCGGCAACCCAACTTTGTGGCAGGAACCCGGATCAGCACCGCCAGGCTATGTCGGCGGTCATTTTCGGCGTAATTGGATCGTATCCATTGGGGGATTCAATAGAACCGAGATAGGCGGTGTGGATCCAGCAGGTGCCTCCACATTGGCAGCCGGGCAGAACCAGATCCGCAGTTATAAGGCCAGGCGGAGATCCGGGCCGAATTTGGTCATCCAGAACAATGTCCCATATGCCAACCGCCTCGCAGGCGGCCATTCATTACAGGCCGCAGAGGGATGGGTCGAAAAGGCGATTAGCAGCGCAATGCATAAAATCAGCAGGACGAAGGAAATCTGATGGGCGCGAGCACCCG